CTTTCCAACGACCATGAGGGAGTAAATCGGTAATAGTATCAACAATAGTATTGGTGTCGAGAACAGGACTGAGATGTTTGAAGCGTGGATCCCAACTCGCATAACTATCACATCCAGTAGATACAAGTGGTAGTGATTTATAAGATTTAAACTTTTCTCCGTCCACCGCAAAACGCTCAACACTTTTTTCTCCCTTGGACATTCCAAAGCCATCACATTTAAAGTTGCAACCGAATGTTCTCAAAAAAACAGAGGGTACGCCCATATAACGACCCTCGCCCTGTATACTATAAAATAGTTCAGATATTTTCAGCTTGCTCATATATTGTAGACCATTCCCTAAGTTTATCAAATTTTCTATGTTGCGCTTCTTTGACTTGTAGATAATCTACAATACCATTATCGTAGCATAGTTCAATCATTGCTATAAGATCACCAATTTCTTCAGTCAATCGTTGTCGATTGGTAGCACCATTATATTCACCATCTATTCCAAAGCGTAAACATTTTGAAATTGCTTGTGTTACTTCTGCACATTCTTCTTGAAGAATAAGCATAACTTCTTTTTTAGAATCATTCATAATATAAAGTATTTAGTTGTTAATATTGTCTATTATATAATATTTAGTCAATCATGTCAATAAAAGAATTATCTTTTTCTACCAATTTCTTTTTTCTTGTTTTCGTTTCTGAGGGGGTTTCCCGTCTTTCGGGATCTATATTGTCCAATTGTTTTTTCAAATAATCCACAAGTTGCCTACTTGTTTCTGAATCATCACTATTTTGAATAATCGAATCTAAATCTAAATTTTCAATAATTTTATATTTAGTTGCCTGATGCTTTTTTTCTTTTTGGATTCTGCGGATAAAGGCAAAGTAAATAATTTGCGTATAATATGCAAACGGATTAGATGATTTTGCTGGGTCAAATTTTGTGGCAGCCGTCAAACAATTTTCTATACCATCAGAAACCATATCATCTTTAAATGTATAATTAATAAAATTTGATTTATATGATAAGTGCGTAGCAATTTTAATAAAACATTCGCCTATGTACCTTGGTACTTGGGGAATCTGTTCATTCTTTTCCTTTGCAGCATCTATACTAGTTTTGTAATCTATAAGTGCAGCTAAGAATTTTTTATTATCTACGTAATGTGAGGTTTGAGGAATCTCAGTGGAGTCTTTTTGTATTTCTACCGACTCGACCAATAATGATTCCTTCTCCGTATTCTTCAGTTTCTTTGTCTTCATTTGTTTCATCTCCTAATCTATTTAAAAATTCTTCAATCGTTTCTTCACCTGTTTCAATAACATCCTCATCATCGTCCGGAATAAGTAAGTCTTCTTCCTTGTCCCGTTCAGATAGATAAGTTAAATAATTATTTTTTAAATTTTCTTTTATGTTTATTACAAGCACAATTTGACTTGTTGGAATTGTATAAACTTCCTCACCAGAAAAACTAAATAATGGATACATAATATACGATTCCACTACGCCCCTAGAAGAAGGCATACGTATTGCAGATAAGATAACAGGCTGGGTTACTTGTATAATCTTTCTATCGTAAATATCCTCACAATTATCTGTTGTCATACAAATGATATTATCACCTGAAGATAATTTTAAATATTTGTAGTAAAGATCTTCCATTATATTTTTACCTTTACTAATTTGTAGTTGAAATGCTCATCATTGTATATTTTAATCCGTTCAACCATATGGAGTAAAGTATAATTCTTTTTACTTTTCCATGTTAGGTCATCCGCAATATCATAAAGGTTACATGATGTTTTAGTTTCGCTTGTTCTCAAACCTCTACCTATAGATTGTAAATTTCTAATTCTAGATTTTGACGGAGATGCAAAAATAATATTATGTAGATTTTTAATATTTATTCCTGTAGAGAATGTTCCATAGCTAGCAACAATAATAGCATCAGGTTCTAGTTCTGTAATTCTACGGATATCCTCGCGTTGTTCTGTATCTGTTCCACCGAATACAAAAAAGACTTTTCTATTTTCCGCTTTTTCCTTAATCATCTCATATAATGGTTTGCCGTGCTTTTCAACATATTGGAATAATACTAAAGTATTACCCGTCTGCTTTAACGCAAGATTACGTATAAATTTATTTCTTGGTTCATGCTGAACTATAAAATCCATCTCATCTTGATATGACTTGCCCTTTATTCCTTTTCTCAATTCGTCGCTGTATTCTAATATTATATTATAAATCTCAAGATTTGCCAACTGGTTATCCGAAATAAGTTTCTTAGTTGTGGTAACTTTGTATACCGCACCAAATAGTCCTTCAAGAACTAACTTATGTGTTTTGGTTCCATCCAATGTTCCAGTAGTACCAATTCTATAGGGTGATGTAGTACATTTATTTAGAATACTTGTTAAAGACTTGGCTTTAAAATTATGTGCCTCGTCCCCATAAATTACTTTAAAATCTTTAAAGAAAGGTTTGGGTAGTTTATATAACGATTGCCATGTACTAATAACAACATCATATTCATTGGATTTTTCGTGACCTCCGTAAATACGATGGCAATGCTCAGATGTTTTCCAATTATTCAAACAAGAATAATCTTGGAAATCCGAATACATTTGTTCTACGAGGGAGGTTGTAGGTACAAGGATTAATTGTCGTCTACTGTATCTTTCGTGCCAACGAATAAGACAATAGATTATAAGGGATTTTCCTGAACCAGTGGGAGATAGCAAAAGGCGTCTTCCATCTTTAATAGATTGAAAAACTGCATCTACTTGGTAATCTCGAATTTCTATAGGCTTTCCCTTTGAGCCTATATTTAAATCTTCACAAAATTTTCTAACAATATCGTAAGTTACGGCATCGCATTCCTGTACATAATTACTGTAATCTATAGTATAATCTCTTTCGTCACAGAATCTTTCTAGATATTCTTTTAATCCAACATACAGTTCCTGCGTGAACATAGAATATAGACGAACCTTGCCGTCCCACATACGAGACTTATAGAGGGGATGAAACTTTGCTCCGGGTACATCAAATGAAAAATGATCATTTAATTCCTGTCCAAGAGAAGGTTCACATTTTACTCTAAGATAAACTTCATCTTTTTTCGATAATACTATATCTGCCATTACATCATGCCATTAGTAAACTTCTGCCATTCAATAGCATTTTTAATATCCCAACCTCTACTATTGATGGAACGAATAATTTGTTCTAACTGATATAATACTGTTTTAAAATATTCTACTTTATCTTGCAGGATAACCAAATCTGCATCTACAGTTAAAAACTCATCCATTTCATTTTTAAGAGGTTTATTACCTTGCCATTGGCTCCAATTCTCCTCTTCTAATTCTGCTTGTGTCATCTCACCTCTATAATACCGATACTTTTTGCGTCGGCAATTTAAATAATCAGATTCAGTTTTACGAAGATTAAGGCGTGTAGAGGAAAGTAGATTCAAATATTTTGCATGAAGGTTAGGAGTTTTTATAGACTCCTGACCCAAATTCAATTCATTGATTTTACAATCCGCTTCCCAAGTATCTTGCAACTCAGTTAATTTCATAATATAATGCCTTCAATTAACCGACTTGGATAATTTGCTGAGGATTGCCTTGGAAGTTGAATGAACCATAGTGGTTCAAGCTGATAGATGGGTCAAGCCAAATTTCGCCGCCCATATCTTGCCATCTGCGTGAGAAGGTATAATCTTCAGACAAATACCGCTTGTCCTTCGGATCAATCATAGTATCAAAGAATGCATAGAAGTGAGGATTCAACTCTGGGGGAGTATTTAAATCGTTGTTATACTTAAGCTCAGGATAATGTACAATCATTTTATCGATAACTTCACGCTTAATCATCATAAAGCCTGTAGCACCATCGTGTAACCGAATTAAACCATTCTCAATAGCAATTTGTTTAGTATCGCGATTTAAGAATTTAAAGTTGATAGCATAGTCACTACCGAAAGAAGCGATCTGTTGATCTGAATATCCTTCATCCTTCAGTCTAACTGACTCGCGAATACGCTGCCAATTTACACCCTTCTTAGGATAAGCACCAACTGCTACTTCCTTATTGTGTGCAATTAATTTAATTACATCCTCAACTTGGAATTCAATGTCTGCATCAATAAACATTAAGCGAGTAAAATCGCTTTGTAGGAAATAAGCAACAAGTACATTACGTGCTCTTGTTACTAATGATTCATTTGCAATAGTACCAAATGCCACGGGGATTTGATGTTGGTTGCAGAATGTTAACAATCTAATTGTTGAGCGGAAATATGCTTCTGTCAACATTCCACCATAACAAGGGGTTGCTATGAAGAGTTTTTCTTTTCGCAAATCATCTAATTTAACTTCCAATTTATTTTCGTTTGGATTTGCTGGGGGTGTTAGTGTTGTTGGCACTTTAGGCAATGCAGGCACCTTTGGCAAAGCCATTGGTGTAATCTTCTTTTTTGTATTCATAATAACTCCAAGTTATATTATAAGGGTTCTACTTCGAAAATAGTATATTTGAACGATGCTATCGCTGTAAAATATTCTACACTTCCTGATGCTATATCAAAGTCCAAAGCGGACAACGATGTAGGGAACAGGTTTTTAAATATTATATTTACTTTTGCTGTGTTTGTCGAGTCTAAAATCGTTAAAGTTGCATCCGAGTATGCCAAAATATCTGAGGTACCATTTGTATTTGTTACAAACGGAAATCTACTTGGCCTATCTTTTACAAAGGTTGAGAACTGGTTATAGTCTTTGGGGAAACCTATAGCCACTATCCATCTATATAATTCAAGATAATTTGACATATCTTCCGAAATCAAAAATCTAATTGCAAGCTCACCAAAATTAATCTTATCACCGATAGTAGGAATATCAACAAACGGGGTAGGTTGAACCGCATATCCTAGTTGTATATCTGGAATATTTGCGGATTGACAAGTAAAGGAAACATTAGGTATATCTTTGACACCAAATCTAAACGCATTTGGTCTTAAATAATCATAAGTTTTTGGTAATGAGTTATAAAAATTACTTTGTAGATTGTTGATGTTTGCTGTATACATAAGCTTCCTTGTTATCTAATATATTTATAGCCTGTGCAAAGGCAGAAAAAGGGGGAATTGCTTCCCCCTTAAATTCCGATCTACGCCGGCTACTTAATTACATTAAGTTTACAACCTTAGTCTTGCGATAATATTGGTTGCGACCAGCAGTAAATCTGTCTGCATCTGCGTCTGATAAAGAATCGCTAGATGTAACATATGGGTTAGCAATCAAACCATAACGTGTCTTAAAGCCAATCTTTGGTTGGAAGCTGTTAGGATCGATAGCACGAACCATCTGTAGAGGCACATATGGGCAATAGAACATACCTGCGTCATATGGGCTAGTACCCTTATAACCAACCATATAGAACTGATTAGACGCTCCAAGGTTTGCAGAATAAGGATCAATGTAAACACGATAACGCCCGTTCAATACACCTGCGAATGTGTTGCCTGTATCGTCAACATTTAAGTTTGTCGATAGAGCCGGAGTATAGTCTAGAACACCAGACATAGCTAATGCACTTGCAACGTCTGCGGAACAAACGATGAAGTTACCTTTTCCTCTACGAGTATCTTGTGCAATGTGGTTGGCATCACGTTCAATGTTAAACAATAGACCTTTGAAACGTTCAACAGACCAACGTCCATTAGAGTCAATGTCTAAGTCAAATGTTCCTGCTGTTGCTGTTGCAGGTGAACCTGTTTTAGCAACGCCATAAATTGTACGAACAACTTCGCGATTAATTTCAAACATAAATTCTTGTGACAAGATGTTTGACAATTCTGCTTCTGCGTCAAGCCCGTGAATTGCTTTTAAGTCTTGTGCTAATTCAACAGTGTACTCTGCCTTCAACGCACGTGACTTAGCAGTAACTGTTGTCTTGTCAATTGAGAATGACATCTCATTAAATTGACTTGCAGCTTCCATAGATGCTGTAGAAACGGCATTGCCTGTAGTGTATGTGCCAAATACTGGGTTAGAACCAGAATGAGCTGGTAATGAACCTGTACCTGGAATAGAACCAGAGAATGATGTATTGGCTTCGTTGAACAATGCCTCAACTCTGTTAGTAGTATCATTACGTTCTGTTTTGTAGATTGATCTCATTGCGAAGATCAAGCCTGTTGGGCCAGTCATTGGTTGAACACCGCAAATGTCATAAGCCATTAGGTTAGGCATAGCACGACGAACCAAACCGATTAAGATTGGGTCATATTTGTCGATACCTGCTGTTGCGCTAATGTTGTTTGCTGGAGTCTCGAACAATGCTTGACGCTCTTCGCGTAAAGATTTTTCTTGGTTCTCTAACAATACAGCTGTAACTTGACGCTTGTAGTTGTCTTTAATTTGTGGCAGGTCCGGATGATCCAGAATTGCTGACCACTTTTGTTGAATATTCTCTGATAAAAACATTTAATGTCTCCTTGTTGGTAACTGTTTGAACTTATAGTTATTTATAAGTTATGATCTTTTGATTGTTCTTGATAAGGCTTGTGCATAAGTCGAAACAACATCATTGCCTGAATAGACTTCAGTTGGTGCGATTTCTTCTATAAGCGCTTGCTTTGCTGTTTCTTTTGTTACAATAGCGCCGCGTGGGAAATAATTTTCTTTAATAACAGATACTTTTTCTTTATAGAAATCTGCATTATCGAACTCTACACCCTCTAGAAGTTTTGCTAATTTGTTAGCCTCAGTATCTGCTAGATCTTTAGACATTTCCTTAATGATAAGTTTCTTTCTTAGATCTGTTACTTCGGTATTTAAATTAACATTATTTTCCAACTGACTGTTTAGTCCTTCTTCCAACTCCGTTACTTTATCTTGCAATTCACTAATTACATCATATTTTTCTTCAGGCACTTCAATGTAGTGTTCTTTGAATAGGGCCTTTAGACCTGACATGAAATCTTCGGCAATCTCTGAACGAAGACCACTCTCAACAGCCAATTTATTTTCTTCTAAGTAATTCTCAACAACATAGTTGAGATACGCGTCAATTTTTTCCACAACGCCTTCGGTGTATACTGTAAATTCTTCAGCAAATTTTTCTTCCAATGCTGCTGATACTTTTTCCATTTCGTTATTAACGCGAGCAATAACTGCTGCTTCAAAAATGGATGTTGCTTTTTCTCTAAAGTCTTCCGATAAATCATCGCCAAAGATTGGGGAAAGATCAATAGGTTCAACAGTAGTTTCTGTTGTCTCTTCGTCCTCCACTTGTTCTTCCTCAGCTACAACTTCAAGATTTTCTTCTTCAGCTTCTTCTTCATGAATACCTGTATTCTGAGGAATTTGGCTTAGATCTTTTACTGTTGTGAAGTTTGGTGCTGCACCTACAGGGCCTTTCATCTGGATATTATTTTTAGATATACCCTTGGCTGCAATGGCTCCTTGATTAACGTCATTTTGTTGACGTGTATCAAAGCTAGCATCGTCTGAATCGCCTTGTCTTGGCTGACTACTATCGCCAGAGTTGGCAGCTTTAATTGTGGAATCTTTTTGCTTGGTAGGAACCATAGCCCCAGCTTCTTCATTAACTGAAGTTTTTGCTGTTACTTTTTCTAGCAATTCCTTAACTTTACTTTCTACTGACATTAGTGTCTCCTAAATGTATTGATGTTCTTCAATTGATATTTATAATTCTAGTTACCTAGACAATTGATTAACAAATTGTTCAAATATTTTTAACTTAACTTCATCCAAGTTTTTCTTAGATGTAGCCCTTATTTGCTTTTGTGCCGCCTCAATGTGGACTGCTTTCCAAATACCATTTTCGAGTATCCATTCTGCAGATTCCATAATGCCTTGAACAAAAGCCTCCGGTGCAGAAGGATCAGCCACAATATCAACGGTTGCTAGATGAAAGTCATCCTGCACTTCGTTAATCCCATTTGAGTTCATTTTTAACGATCCTAGCCCTCTAGTCGATACGCCTAAACGAACCTCATTTTCTATTAAATTTCTTGCAATAACACCCATCGGTGTTTCTAAAATTTTTGCCCTACCATATACATCCTTGCCTTCCATTTTAAGGCTAGTGATTAGGTGGGAAACCTGATGTAAGTTGATTGAAGGATTCTCCGGATGACCTAGTTCTCCGAGAGATCTTTTTTGTCCAATTAAATCTTGATACTTGCTTACTTCTCTTTCCATGATATTTCTACCATAAGAACGATTGTTTTTATTTGCAGTATCTGATTGTGCAAAAATTCCTTCGATGTAAATATTCTTGCCGCCGCCTTCTTTGGCTTCAACTAAGTAATTTACGTCTTGTGCTACTTCTTTAATTAGTCTCATAATTATTCTCTTAATGTCTATTTGATTGTAAATCTGGCCCAGTAAATCCTGCTGGCTTGGATAAAGTCATAAACAATGTTGCACCACCTGCAGGCATTGTTACGTAGATATTTGAACTGGCATTTGTAGTATCAGATATTCCATAAGCTTGTGACAGCGACCAGTTATCTGAACTATGCAACATATAAACATTAGCTACAGCAGTTTGAGGTCTCTTAATAACAATCGGTGCAAATGATGCATCAGATGCAGACCAAACTAAATTTGTAATAGGTACATTTAAATTAGCCTGTACATCTATAGTATCAGATGATACTGCTAGGTTCGGCAAATCTATATTAGTAGAACCATCTCCTACAATTTTAATTATAGTTTGTTGCCTAGTATTTTTAAGTATGGTTGTTGTTATTGGCATTTTATTCTCTTACTTTTTACGCATCTTTGCTAATATTGCTCCGGCTACACGCTCACCTGCATCATTTGCAATCTTAGAAAAGTTTTTTCCTGGCTTACCTATATCTTTACCTGCACGAGCAGCCTTTGCTGAATAAGATGCTTCTTCAACAGATTCAACTTCTTCATTATTTGGCTTCTTGCCTGTTTGTGGCACGCCCATTTTCTTTTGTAAGTTCTTTAATTGGTCTTCATCTGAACCACCAGTTAAAGCCTTTGTTGCTTTCTTTGCCATTGTTTTAACAGCAGTCATTACGCTTTCATCATATTTGTTATACTTATCTCTAACTTTATCTAAATCTTTACCCTTTGCCTCTGCATTACGTAAAGCCTTCATACCATCCTTGCCGTATTTCATTATGCCTTTGGCAGCGCGGCTCATGGTTTTTGTTTCTTCGTCTACTTCAACTTCTTCATTTTTTGATTTACCTTTGGCGCCATAAGAAGCAGCCAAAGCCATTTGAATACGTTTAGCTTTAGACTTACCAGCAAATTTAGGATTGTCGGAATGCACGAAATCGTGTATATACGTTCCGGCAGGATCCGAGGCTTTTAGTTTCTCTTCTAAATAACTCTCTCTGAGTTCTTTAAATTTCTTCATGCTCTTCTTGTCCCTGTTCTCTACCAATGTTAGATGCAAGTTCTATTTTCTTTGCATCCAATGCATCAGTAATTTTTGTTGCCATGATTTCATTAAATTTTTCCATAGCATCAGTTTGCTGATTATTAATAATACTATCTACCATGTGATGAATAACTGACGATTCCATAATTTTTCCTTTACATTATTTATTGAGGCGGTGGTTGTTGATCCTGATCTTGTCCTGGCGGAAGTTGGTTTGGCGGCATACCCGGCATACCAATTTGCGGCGGTGGAGGTTCAGATTCTATCTGAGTCTTCATAGCTGCAATTTCTTTTTCCGACATTCTTAGTATATTTTTCATAACATAATCTTGACTGTAATATGCACCAACAAAAGGTTGAATTTGAGTTAACAGATCAATTCTGTTTCTCATATTCTCAGCATCTTTCATTTCTTCAAAATACTGATCCTGGGTATATCTATATTGGATTTTATCCTTTATAATAGTCCAGTCTTTATCAGTCAATACGCCTTTTAGTATTAATTGCGTTCTTAATAAATCGCTAAACAATTCATTAAACTTCTTGCGCAATCTACCAACAAACTTTGCAAACTTCAACTCATCTCTAGTTATCTCAGTCGCCCTACCAAACGAGATACCTGTCTGTGGTTGCATTCTTGACAAAGGAACATTCAATGCCTGATATAATTTAGATTGAAAATAATTTACATCTTCAATTTGACCAAGATTTTCTCCTCCGGCCAAGGTGTCAATTTCTGTACCTCTGCCACCTTCTCTTCTAGGTAACCAAAAGTCCTCAAGTGTAGACATCATCTTACGATCGTCTCTAATTTCACCTGTGTTCGAATCGTACACAATCTTATTTCTATATCGAGCCATAATATCTTTTAAATATTGCTCAGCTTTTAACTTAGGTAAATTACCTACGTCAATATAAAATATTCTTCTCTCAGGTGCTCTAGCTATTCTGTAAATAACTAATGCATCTTCCATCATCTTTAATTGGTTGACAGGCTTAATTGCTCTGTGTAAATGACCAATTACTATATTCTTATCATAATCCAATAGACCAGATGGCACGAAACAGATTGCATCTGTGTTTATTCTAATACCTTGATTTGCGGTACTAGAATAAGTTGGATTATAAGTTAATCCTTTATCATTATAAACAAAAAATTCTTCAACAGATTTAATTAGATCTACGCCAGTATCTCTGTCTTTTTCTTTCTTAACTTCACGTAATTTTTTAATTTTTCTAGGATCAATTTGAATAAGTTCTAAAACACCTCTTCTTGGATTTTTAGTATCAATGATCTTTTGAAAATATAATCTACCATCTACATACCAACGTCTAAAGATATCATAACCTTTATCATTAAAATCTAACAACTGTAGTATCGTGTCGAATTCTTTTTCAATAGTATCTTTAATATCATCAGGTATGTCAAGCATATCTAAATTTACTTTGACAATTGCTTCGTCATCTATTGCTGCAATTGCCTCAGTTAAAATTTCATCAATCGCGGAGGTGGTATCTGGATATAATGCGGCTTCTCTATAACGAGTAATCAGCTCATATTCAGACTTTGTAGTTGCATCCAAGTCAACATACGTACCAAAATATCCACCTGCTTGTACAGTAGACGCGCCATCATCTAATATAGGTGTGGCGAATCCCTGTTTATTTTTTGTTATCGGTTGATCATCTTCATCATCGCGACCAAAGGTAAAGCCAAATAGCTTAACTGCCATAATTAAATTCTTTCATTAAAAATTAAACACTTTGGCCAGACTGCGATAATCCTGTTAAAAGCGCATCTGCGGGGGTGCCAGCAATTGTAAAGGTCTGATACTGGAAAGATGCGCCGAACGTTGAAATTTGGTCGTTACTACCAAAATCCAATTGCACAGGTCCTATTTCTACGGGAAAGGCATCTCTTAATGTATAGTGTCGTAATAGTAAACCATTACGATCCAATTGTCTAATGTCTATAGTGGATTGATAATTTGATGGGTTTTGCGTACCTTCTTTAGTTATTCTATCCTCAATATAGTTCATCCAACCCTCTAATGCACTTCTGACAGTAAAGTCGGTGTCGTTAATAATAGAACAACTAAAAGGAGCAAATTCTTTGTCGCCTGCTAGTTTAATTAAACGACCTCTATAGTAAACCGGAGTAACTCCTAATGTCTGTCCAGGTAATTCTGCGGTAGTTATTAAAAATCGACCGGCTTGCGAAGCATCTCCTGCACCAAATGCAGGGTATCTGATAGTTACCTCAAACTGATTCGGTCTTGCACCGCCGCCGCCTAATTTAGTTTTAAATGCTGATATATCCATTTGGATCTCCTATTAAGCGCCAACTTCTTCGAAAGAAATACCGCTTCTTGTTGCTATGAAATTTAACTGAATAAAATTAATAGCTCTCGATGGTTTAATGTAAATATCTGCAGTAAATTCATTTCTGTCTATGACTGCGGGAGTATTATTAGTTTCATCGCAAACTACTTTAAATTCTGTTATGCCTCTGCGACCTTGTACATCTCTTAAGAATGGTTCTACAATATTCTTAAATTGATTTCTTGTAAATGGATCGTTGAATTCGAATAACTGGAATTTTGCTGCAGTTGCAATAGACTTTTCAAGAACAATAAACAATCTGCGAACATTAATCCTATCGAATGCACTTGGTCTTGCTAGAAGAGTCTTATCTCCAAACAATAATGTGCCTTGACCAGGGAATGTTACTACAGGATTAACACCGCTCTTGTATAGTGTGTCTCTATCTGTTTTAGTAGGAGAATAGGCTAATTTAACTAAATTCTTAATTACGCCTCTGTTATAACCTGCAGGCGAGAACCAAGGATCGGATACTAGATCTGTTCTTACTGCAAGACCAGCAATGTCTCCATTTAGAGGAATATATCTGTACTTGTCGTTATACCGGTCATACTGATATTTCCAACCAGTATCTAGAACTGCATAAGATGAGGATGTTAATTGATTTCTATAAGTGACGATCTTGTCTGCTTGTCCTGTGGTATTAACAATATCCACATAAGGTGGGGAAGCAAATACTACAGCGTCTCTTCTTGATTCAGCAATAGCAATCGCAGCATTAACAGCAGATACTGCAGTTGTTGGTCCCATTGGAATTAGACCAATATCATACAATTCGTCATTTGAGAATAATGCATATCCTGTTGAAACATTTCCTGTCGAAACGCTATCCCCTGAAACGCCGCCGGTTAATGTGGTTGTTACATTTGCCGCTAAACTTTCAAATGCTGTTGATTTTGCTTCAGCTCCCCAGCTTGTAACTTCCAGTGGATGATCTAAAGACCAAATATATTTAGATTGATTATTAATTACATTCTTATAATAGTTGGTTGAGCCATCACTATTCTTAGCATCAGATGCTTTAGATACATATGCATATTTTTCTAATATTGTACCTGCAGTTCCTGACCAAGATCCATCCACATCTATAACTAAAATATGCACTTCATCATTGGAGCCAGATTTTTCGCTAACATATGCAGATGTACCAGGAGTACCGTTAAATTGTGATTTATATAACCATGTACTATAAGTTGCAGAATCCGCCATGGAAACTTTAATAGTGTTTCCTAGCGCACCAGGATATCTTGCAGCAAATTCTCCAAATGTTAACCCACCTGAAGAATAATTTAAAATAAAATTATCACCATTTGTTATAACAAGAGGAGATAAAGATATATTTGTTGTAGTTTGGAATTGTATTACATTACTAAGTCTGATAGAAACAGTATTTGCATTGGAAGTATATCCTAACCCGGGATTTGTTATAGTAACAGATTGTAACGGATATTTAACTATTGCGTTTGCTGCGACATTTGAAGTAATATAATTTAAATCATCTGCCGCGGGATTAATTTGTACGGAAGGTGTACCTACATAACCATATCCATTTGCAGTTAGAGTTAATGTACTAACAAATGCACTAATACGAGCTTGAACCGCAGCATTTGTGCCGCCCAATAGATTATTTCTATTAATTATTACGGAAGGTATTGTGGCATATCCAGCAACACCGGGATTGTCTATAGTAATACTATCTACGTAGCCATATGCAACGTTTGCAACCACGGTTGCATTAGTCCCAACGTTTGCGCTGTTTCTATTAATTGTTACGTTCGGTGCACCTATATAACCATTGCCCTGAGTTACTATTGTTACACCGGTAATGTTGCCATTGGTAATAACCAAATTTGCTGTGGCATGTACGCCGGTAGCGACAATATTACCAGAGAATACAATATTTGCATTAGCATCATAATTAGATCCAATAACAGAAATATTGGCGTCTCTCATTTTAAATCTTACTACTAGATTTGCTCGTGCAGATGTTGAAAATTGATTTTCTATTATAATATTTGATGAAGTAGTATAATTATTACCTCCATTTAATACAAATATATTAGATAGTTGCCCGCTTGATAGTGTCGCAGTTGCGGTTGCAGTACTTGTAGGAGAACCTCCTATTATGGTAACAGTAGGTGCAGTATTATATCCAAAACCAGTACTGGATACTGTCAAACTTGT